AAAGATTGCCGAAAGAATAGATGCAAACTTATTGAATGTAACACTTGATGATTTGATTGACTTACCAAAAGACATGTATGATAAGAAAGTTGCCAGAGTTCGTGAGAAGTGTACTGGTAAACTTATCATTAAAGAATACCCAACTGCTTCTGCTTCCGTAACTCATTTTAGGACTTTATTAAATGAACTTAATCTCAAAAGGTCTTTCGTGCCTGACATTATTTTCGTGGATTATCTTAATATCTGCTGTTCTTCTCGTATCAAGGCTGGTGCGAATATTAACTCTTACACCTATGTTAAGTCCATCGCAGAAGAACTTAGGGGTCTTGCGGTTGAATGTAATGTTCCTATTGTATCTGCTACTCAAACTACCAGAAGCGGATTCACATCGTCTGATCCAGGATTGGAGGATACGAGTGAGAGTTTCGGGTTGCCTGCAACCGCCGACTTAATGTTTGCGTTAATTTCATCTGAAGATTTGGAAGCCATGGGACAAATCATGGTAAAACAATTAAAGAACAGATATAATGACCCATCATATTACAAACGATTTACTGTTGGTGTTGATAGATCAAAGATGAAACTTTATGATGTAGAACAATCTGCACAACAAGGTATTGCTGATGCTGGACATCAAGGTATTGGCGCCAATAATAAAATTAAACATGAAAAGAAATTTGAAGGTTTTAAAGTATGATGTTATCTAAAGAAGATGCGGTACATTGCACCAAAGTATTTCAAGATTACTTTGGTAGTTTTGATCGTATTGACCAATACATGAAAGACCAAAAGTTAAATTCTCTTGCTGAAATACCATCATCATTATTTCCACCTGAAGAAGATTTGTTTTCTGATTTCTCCATGCATCCAAACGACATGGATTTGGAAGTTATGGAGATACCATCAGAAACGTGGGAAACATTACTTTCTATTACCAGTTCACATATTAACATTCAACCGGTTGGCAAACAAATTCGCCTGGCAGTTAAAGAGAAAAACTCAGGAAAGTTCGTAGGTTTCATTCGATTAGGATCACCAGTCATCAACTGTCAACCAAGAAACAAACTGCTTGGACAAGTGTTTACACAGCAACCTGAATGGGCTAAACGGTTTAATGATGCTTGCTTGATGGGATTTGTAATTGTACCATCTCAACCTTTTGGTTTTAATTACTTAGGTGGCAAACTTCTGGCTGCCATTTGTACCAGTCACACAGTTAGAGAAATTGCCAATAAGAAATATGGTATGAATTTGTGTCTATTTGAAACTACCAGTTTGTATGGTTCAACAAAACAAGTATCACAATATGATGGCATGAAACCATTTCTGAGATATCAAGGTTTAACTGAATCCGATTTTCTACCAATGATGCATGGTAAACCTTATTCCAATTTGGTTGCGTTTGTTGAATCAAAAGTTGGTAAAATTGTTGATGATGATATCTCAAGTCGTAAACTAAAGATTTCAATGAAAATTATTTCTTTGACAAGGGCTGCTTTGAAAGGCACCTCTGAATTGGCTGCTTTTGATACAACGATTGAGAACGCTAAAAAGTTGACAGAACAAAAACGTTATTACACATCCGATTATGGGTATAATAACTATATTGATTATATTAATTGTAAAACTGATACCTTGATTCCAGGTCCAAATTATGAGAAGTTTGAATTGGAAAATATTATTAAGTGGTGGAAGAATAAAGCCACCAATCGTTATGAAACATTAAAAACAGAAGGCCGATTAAGGTCTGAATTAGAAGTTTGGACGTCAGGAAAAGACATTCAAATTATTAGATAAATAGTTTTTTTAAGGTATAAAATGGCCACATCAGGATTATCCTCAGCCGAACTAACTCGCCAACAAGAGTTGGGTTCTGCTTGGATTTTTAGAAGAGCATTAAAAGACAATGTATTCTATACCAGCTGGCAAGATATTGTGGATGATCCCAAATATAATGAGTTGGGTGGTCCAAAAGGTATATACCCCTCTGTTGATAAGGACTGGTTACAGACCTTTTATTTACAACAGAAGAAAATGTTAGAAGAATTTGCAAATCCAGGATTTACAGAATTCACTAGAGAACACGGTTTTATGCAATACATCACCGATTTGGTTAAAACTGAATTTGGCATTTCTAAAAAAGATGCATGGGATCCAGCGGATATTTGGTGTGTCAAGAATGAAAATAAAGTTATTTCAGATATCAAAAAAGTAATGAAGGCTGGAAACTTGTCCAGCCTGCAAGAATTAAATGTTTTACTTAGAACACTTTTTAAGAAAAGAATCCTGGTTGGAGTATCATTAAAGAAAATTTCTGGTAAACAAGCACGATATGAAGAAATTAATGTCGATGATGGACTAGAATATTTAAATAAAGATTATACTTTTGAAGTTAGTAGATTAAAAATTGACCTGTCATTAAAACCAGGTAAAGAAGTTAAATTGAGTACGCAAGATACAACCATTTTTGTTGACGCTGAAGAAAACGATAAGAAGGTTATCTATAAATATCAAATTACCACAATTAGTAGTTCTCGATTTAATAATTTGAAATGGGAACCAACTGCCACTTCAGCATCGGCTGCTAGATTAGGTAAAGCACCTGTTGATATGGTATTAGATTCTCTTTCACAGTATGGAGTAACTTTCAGTAATTCACATAAAGATTATCCACATTCTGCTGAAGAATTTAAAAAGAAAGAATCAGAATATGTTAAGATGTTTAACCATGTCAAAAAGAAATGTGAAACTGTTATTCAAAGTGAGGATGACTTTGTAAAGAATCTATCTAAGGTATTCATGGTTGCACCTCAATTGGGCAACACAAAACTCATGCAATTAACCTTTCTATATAAGTTAACTAAAATGACAAAAAAAGACATGAATTCTGTCATGACTAAAATTACATTACTCGCACAGAAAAAAGGCGAACAATTTGGACCATTTGGAAAGTTATACTAAAATGACATTAGACGATATCGAAATCGCAATATTTAAAGGTAATAAAGGAGTTGACAATTCTTTTGATATAATTTCTCGTTATCTTACAAATAATAAACACAGGCTAGACGAAACAAAAATTTCAGCAATCAATTACCAAGTTAGACTTGCTAAACAAAAATCAAATGCTGTTGCTGCACAGTTTATCAATCAAGTGTCTATTAATAATAGATATCGTGGTTACATTAGTTCCGTAGTACAATCGGGTAAACTAATGAGTGTTTCTGGATCAGCAACAAAAGTTTTAGAAATTGCTGTTCATGACAGTAATAGGCGAATCTTAGATGCTAAACAACCTGCAACAAGGCGTAACAGAGAATATGAAAAGAATGAGGTTGTAAAATTCTTTCACAATAACTACAATTCATTGGTTGCATTATTCGAATTATATAATGCATTTCATGATATAAAACAAGAAATCAATAGGTAAAATTATGGCATTAGTTGACTTTGATAAAGTATTAAGTGAATATGATGATGGTGATGATGATTTTGGATTTTCAGCAGTAAGTGAAGCAGAATATAATTCAGTTATTAATAAAACAGCCGAAACAGCAGACGATTATAAAGTTCGTTTGCAAGAAGTTGAAAAGATGATTATTCCTTTCTTAAAAAAATTACATTCGACCGGAGATAAAGAATACATATATTGGCCGAATCGTAAACCTGCCATTGAAAAACAAATAGAAAGAATTTTGAAACTCACTAGAGATTAATTATGACTGCGACTGTGATTATACCGACCACGGGTTCCCGTGAGTTGTACACTGCTATTGAATCGGTATTGAATCAAACTTATGATACAAAATGTTATATTGTTTGTGACGGACCTGAATTTGTATATGCAGTAAAGAATTTTGTAAGAATATTCGAAAAACATCAAAACTATAATAAAATTAGTTTATGTAATCTTCCAATCAATGTCGGTGCCAATGGATTCTATGGACACCGTGTCTATGCAGCATTCACACACCTTATTGACACCGAATATGTGTTATATCTCGACCAAGATAACTGGTTAGAACAAAACCATGTTGAAGAATGTGTTAAAACAATTGAATCAAATAATCTTGACTGGTGTTATTCATTAAGACAGATACACAAAAAAGATGGTAGCTTTGTTTGTTATGATGACTGCGAATCTTTAGGTAAATGGCAAACATATCATGGTGTTAATCATATTGATACAAATAGTTATTGCATTAAGACAAAAATTGCGATACACTTAGCAAGTGCATGGCATGGTGGCTGGGGCCAAGATAGAGTTTTCTTGGGTGCTATTGCAAATCATTTCCCTAAATTTGATTGCACTAAAGAGTATAGTGTCCATTATCGAGTAGATGGTGGCCAAGGTTCTGTTACGGCAGAGTTTTTTGAAAATGGTAATAAAATAATGTTTGAAAAATATAATGGAGAATACCCATGGCGGAAAAAAGCCTAATAATTGGTGCAATTACAAATTATGATTTTGACAAGGTAGCACCTTGGGTCAAATCAATTAACGAATCTGGTTTTGTTGGTGACAAAGTAATGATTGTCTTTAACTCAACAATGGAAACAGTACAACATTTAGTCAACCACGACTTTAAGGTTGTGGTTGTTGGCCAAGAAGATGTTGAGAATAAACAATTTGTTCATAAATCTGGTCTGCCAATTCATGTGGAAAGATTTTTTCACATCTATAACATACTAAAAGATAACTATGAGAAATATGATTATGTTATTACAACGGATGTTAAAGACATTATCTTTCAAACTAATCCTGTCGATTGGTTAAAAGAAAACCTCAACGGCAAAAAACTAGTTGCTGGTTCTGAAGCGTTACAGTATAAAAATGAACCGTGGGGTGATGAGAACCTATTACAAACTTATGGTGAATATTTTCATCAACAGTTCAGAGATTGTGAAATCTATAATGTTGGAACACTAGGTGGTGATTCTGAATATATGAAAGACTTATGTTTAAATATCTTTTTGTCTGCTGTTAATCGTCCAATACCTATTGTAGACCAAGCAGTATTCAATGTGTTGATTCAAACTCAACCATTCAAAGATGTTATTAGGTTTGCAAAACAACGTGATGGTTGGGCTTGTCAAGCCGGTACTACTGTTGACCCATCGAAGATTGAATCGTTTACTCCACATCTGTTGGAAGAAAAACCTGACTTTATTGATGGTGTTGTTTACACTTCTACAGGAAATAAGTTTTGTATTGTTCATCAATATGACCGAGTTCCCGAATGGAGAAAAATTATTGAAGCGAGATACAAATGAAAATTTTTATTACTGGTGTAGCAGGTTTCTTAGGCAGTCATCTTGCTGATAGAATGTTGGAGTTAGGCCATGAGGTTGTTGGCAACGATACCTTAATTGGTGGTTATCTTGATAATGTGCCTAAAGGCGTTGAGTTCTATGAAGCAGACTGTTGTGATACTCCAAGAATGACTTACATTATGGAAGGTTGTGATGTTGTAATTCATGCAGCTGCAACCGCACACGAAGGCCTTTCTGTATTCAGTCCTAGTTTCATTACAAGAAATATTTTTGAAGCCTCTGTTGCAACCATTTCAGCAGCAATTCAAAACAATGTTAAGCGATTTGTATATTGCACCTCAATGGCAAGATATGGTGAACAACAAACTCCTTTCACCGAAGATATGAAACCTCAACCCGTGGATCCTTATGGCATTGCTAAAGTTGCTAGTGAAGAAGTCTTAAAAGTATTATGTGAAACTCACGGCATGGAGTGGAATATTGCTGTGCCACATAATATTATTGGACCAAGACAAAGATTTGACGATCCATTTCGAAATGTTATGAGTATTATGATTAATCGTAACCTTAGAGGTAAACCCGCAATCATCTATGGTGATGGTTTACAAACCAGATGTTTCTCTTATGTTGGTGACTGCATTAACTGTTTAGAGAAGATGGCGTTAGATCCAAACATCGTTTCTGAAATTATCAATATTGGTCCGGATGAAGGAACAATTACAGTTAAAGAGTTATCCAATTTGGTGGCTAAAGAAACTGGATTTGAAGGTGAAGCAATTCATATTGAAGATAGACCAAGAGAAGTCAAACATGCATCTTGTTCTGCCGATAAGGCCAGAAAATTGTTAGATTATGAAACAAAAACTGTTCTAGAAAAAGGTATTCAAGAAACCGTTGATTATATTAAAACGAAAGGTGCCAGAGAATTTGATTATTCTTATCCGCTAGAAATCATTTCCGATAAAACACCAAAAACATGGAAAGACAGGATAATGTAATGGCAACAATTGGTTTTTTTAACTGCGTATCAACTCAACCAAGAGCAACTGAATTATCCGTAAAGTCTATTCGTGAGTTTCATCCCGATAGTTTTTTCATGATTGCTTGTGATGGTGGACCAGATTACTATGATTTGTGTAAGAAATACAATATTGAATATTATCATTCACAAAAGAATCTGAGTTATCCCGTTCAACCATTTGGTTACAGAAAAGAAAAGATACTGGAATGGTTGAGTAGATTTTATATTGCTTGTATTAAAACAGATACAACGCACTTAATGATGGTAGAAGATGATGTAGTTTTGGTTAAACCGGTAACAGTCGAAGATGAATGGGAAGTTGCTGGTCATCCAACAACACACGCAAATCTATTTCATCCTAAGTTTACAGATATGATTCGTGATTACTCAAATATAGAACCGGATGTCCAAGGTTATGGTGCAGGCGGTGGTTCAATATTTAAAGTACAAACCTTTATTGACAACTACTTTGGTGTAACAAAATTCATCAAAGAAAATGCTGACTACATACAGGATAACATTTATCCTACGATGGGTTGGATGGATTGTTATATGACATATTATTATTTGTTATGTGGTAAAAAGTATACGAACAATCCATATTTGTTCAATATCTGGCCAACAGATAAAAATTATGATATTAAAAATGTACCTTCTGAAATGGAAATAGTTCACAACTATAAAAATTATTATGTATAACAATTACACATCAGTTGCACCCGGTCATCTATTTCAAATTGTAAAAACGGGTGATGGTCCTGATTACAGCGAAATATATTCAAAAACAAGATATGACCAATATCCAACAACAGATAGTATGTCACAGTTGAGATATAGTTTAATTGAAAAACACATTGGTTCAATCAAATCTATTTGTGATTTTGGTTATGGTAATGGTAGTTTCTTAAAGTATTGTCATATTGAAGGACTAAAAACTTATGGATATGATATTTCAAATTATGAATTACCAACATATGTAACCAAAGTAGACGATCCTGATACTGTTGAAGTTGATGTAATGACATTTTTTGATTCATTAGAACATTTAAATATTGAAGATTTAGTTCCTGTATTACAATCCAAAAAAGTAAAGTATTTTATAATCTCAGTTCCATGGTACCATGAATCTTGTGGTGAAGAATGGTTTGTGAATTGGAAACATAGACGAGAAAACGAGCACTTTCATCATTTTGATTCTAATGGTTTAATAAAATTATTGTCTGATGTTGATTGCAAAATTCTTCATGTTGGTAATGATGAAGATAAAATTAGAACTCCTTTTAGTGATTTACCTAACATACTAACTATTGTGGCGAAAAAAAATGATTGATAATTATTATATGATTGAACCAGGACATTGGTTTCAAAAAAAACAAACTGGTGAGATTATGAAGTATGATACTCAATATATGGAGTATTACACCAAAATGAATCTTGCTATGTCTAAATTAAGATTTGATTTGTTAGACAAATACACTTCATTCGATTCAATTTGCGACTTTGGTTATGGTGATGGTAAATTTTTAGAATATTGCAAACACCAAAGCGTTTCTAAATGTTATGGCCACGACATTTCTAATTTTCCATTACCACAAGGTGTGGAGTTTGTATCAAAGTTAGACATATATAAAATGCAATTTGATGTTGTTACCTTTTTTGATTCTATTGAACATATTCCACATCCTAACGTTCACGACCTGTTAAGTGCTTTACAAACAAAGTATATTATGATATCATTACCTTGGATGCACGAATCTATGGGTGCGGAATGGTTTAGAACATGGAAACACAGAAAAGAAAATGAACACTTTCATCATTTTGATTCTCACGGTTTGATTAAGTTAGTACATAAAGCTGGATTTACGCCAATACATATTTGCAACCATGAAGATGAAATTCGTAAGCCTGTTTCAAATCTTCCAAACATTTTAACTATTATTGCAAAAAAAGATGAATGATATTACAATCGTAACCGCCTTCTTTGACATTGGTCGTGGTGATTGGACTCCTGACAAAGGACTACCTCACTATCTACAAAGAACCACCGACACATATCTAGAAAGATTTGGTCATATGGCCAAACTAGAAAACAAAATGGTTGTTTATACTTCTAAAGATATGGCAAATAAAGTTCGTGAATTCCGTGAAGATAGGCCTACAGACATCTTAACATTAGATTTTCCAAATAGTTTTAAAAAGTTGCGTGAAGAAATTATAAAAGTTCAGACTAATGCTGAATATCAAAGTAAAATAAATCCTACTCAAGTGAAAAATCCAGAATACTGGAATGCTGATTATGTTCTTGTCAATGCTTTAAAATCTTCTTTTGTCAAAAGAGCTTTGCCTATGATTGAAGATGAATTAGTTGCTTGGCTTGATTTTGGTTATTGCCGTACCGAAGAAACATTAAATGGTGTAACAAACTGGCAGTATCCATTTGACAAGAATAAGATTCACTTGTTTAATATCAAAGAATGGAAAGAAGGAACATTCATTCAGGATGTAATTGCCAATAATGATGTTCATATGACTGGTCCTTGTATTGTTGCAGGACGAGATATGTGGCCTCAAATGGAAGCACTTGTTCATCATAGTATTGATGAATTGTTTAAAAATAATTTAATCGATGATGATCAAACACTATTATTAATGTCGTATCTTTCTAAACCCGAATTATTTGAATTACATCCTGTATCTAACCAGGATTGGTTCATTGCTTTTAAGGATTATAATGAAAATCTATCTTAACGGAACCGCCAACCTTGGTGACTTCTTAAACGGATTACCCGTCTTATCAGGTATTAATAAATCGTATGGCAAATTTGACCTCATCATTCGAAACGAAATGAAAAAGTTTAAAGGACTAAAAGAGTTCTTAATTTATCAAGATATTTTTAGTAGTGTTGATTTTGATGCTGACCTTTTCTTTACAGGTGCAACTCAAATGAGTAGTTGGCCAATCAGAGAAGATAAAAGTGATTTGAATCGTCCAATTGAAACTTGTCGATATGAAAATTTTATGAAAGACAATCACCATATGAAATTTCAAGTGGATGATGATTTCATAATAAAAACGCCAGAGTATGATATTACTATAAAAGACACATACTATGTTGGTGACCGTTGGGCTGTAGGCAACATCGATGACCGCAGAGCAACACATACTTTAAGTTATTTAAAAAATTGTGAGTTTATTAATTACGATAATGATTTACTAATGAATGCCTACATCATCAAGAACAGCACCAAACCTCTCATTGCAAGTCTTAGTGGTGTTTCTGTATTAGCAGATTTATTGAACAAAGATGGTTATGTTATTTGGAAAGCAGAAGATTGGAATACTGAGTTTAGGAAAGGCGATAATATTTCTTGGGATAATGGAAAAGATATTAATACAATCTTTGAAAAACATTTTTACAAGAATAGAAAGATGAAATTATTACATGAAAAAGATTTGAAAGATATACTATGATTATCAATATTGTACCTGGAACTTTTGGTGGACCTCTTCGAAACGGAGATATGATTGGACTATTGAATGTGGTCGAACATCTCAGAAAGCAGGATCCAACGATTAAATTGCATATGAGAGAGAATACAATATCTAATGTTGATTATTGTAAAAAGATGTTCCAATTTTTAGTAGACAAAACCGATTATTTCTCACTAGAACCAGGAGAAAAAGATTTAGCATGGAGAAAAATCAATCTTTGGGACTTCAGAGATATCTCGGGTGACGTTGGTGTAATCAAGAATACAGAAACTAAAACTAAAAAAATTGTTATTTTTCCTCTGTTTGATGCACCATACAATACTTATCGCAACTGGCCTCAACCTGTGTTTCAATCAATCCTTGCAGATATCGACAAAGATGAGAAATACAACGATTATGAAAAGGTCTTGTGCCATGTTACACCATTGAATATTAGTGGTTGGAAAGACAGTACCGACTTCATTGAGAATTTATACCACATTATGACTGCGGAAGTCTTTATTGGTGCGGAAACTGGTTCTGCTGTCTTTGCCTCTGCACTTGACAAACCACCACAAAACCTGATATACTATTATTCCAGTAGAGGATTGATACATACATTGCCATTTAATGTTTTAAAAGGCAAGGGTGAACTCAAAACCTATTGGGGTAACTTTGAAGGTACCACCTGGCAGTAAAATCCAACAATTTTGATGACTATGTATCTAACCCAATCTTTCAACGGTTTGAGTTAGATAGGTGAAATGTTGTATAAATAAGTAAATCGGCAACCATAGTGTGTTGCAAGCCTAGAAGGAAAACAATGAAATCATTTATCAGCTTTTTAAAAGAAGAAACTGAGTCCGGTTCAGAACTTAAACATATTCATCATGCAGAAGATAGACCGTTAATGCACGGTCATGCGGGTTTTGAACACGCTCATGAAGCCCTTCTAAAAGCACATGCTCACATGATGCATGGCCACAAAAATACCAACCTAACAATGAAATATGATGGTTCTCCAGCAATTGTTTTTGGTCATCATCCTAAGAATGGTAAATTTTTTGTTGCAACTAAATCTGCCTTCAATAAAAATCCAAAAATTAATCATACCGAAAAAGATATTGAAAAGAATCATGGTCATGCCCCTGGTTTGGTTAAATCCCTCAAGCACGCTTTAAAGCATCTTCCAAAAGTTACACCAAAACATGGAGTATTTCAAGGCGATTTAATGCACCACCAAGATAGTGGAAAATTAAACGAAGGTTACATTGTAGAAGCTAAAGAAGGTAAAGTATCTTTTACTCCAAACACTATCACCTATACTGCTCACGGTGACGAAGCAAAAAAGATTAAGAAGTCCAAAGTTGGTGTTGTAGTTCACCACCAATATAGTGATGATATGAAATCTGCTTCTCCTCATGTAGATACAAGCAAATTCAAAGAGCATCCAGATGTCCACATTCACGGTGCAGAACACGATACTTCCAAAGTAAAACATTCTCCTGAAAATGAGAAAACATTTCAAAAGCATATGTCTGCTGCTAAAGAAATTCATGATACACATGGCCACAAAATGTATGATGCCATTCACCACAAACATAGTGGAGAAACAGGCCACCTATCAACATACATAAATCATACAGTTAGACACGATGAAGTTCCTAGTGTGAATGGTTTCAAATCTCATTTAAAACGGGTGCATGATAAAGAAGCATCTAAAGTTAAAACTGAGAAAAGTAAATCAGAAAAAACTAAAGAAGGTTCTTCACAAATTGCTCATGTAGAGAAACACAAAGAACATTATGGTAACTTGTTTTCAATGCACCATCATTTACACCAAGCTAAGAATTCTTTGGTAAATTCATTGGAAACACATGAAGGTAAATATCAACACCACATTGCTGGTAAGAAATCTAAACCAGAAGGTTTCGTTGTTCACCATGACAAACAACCAACTAAACTAGTTAATCGTGCTGAATTTGCTAAACAGAATTTATTAAAGGTGAGAAAATGAAATTGTTTCGTGTTTTCTTAGAAGAACAACAAGGCCGTGGTACTTTAACGGCATCAGGTAAAACTGGTGAAGAACATCAAAAAAAATATATTGATCCACACATTGGCTCTAAGACACCGACTCATGTATTATCTAAAGAACATGATGATATTCCTGCAGGTTCTTCTGTTAAATTACATAAGGTCGAACACATCAATGGCAAAATTCATGTTCACGCCGAAGATGAAACGGGTAACCATCATGTCATTCCTATTTCTAAATTACACAAACCAGGTGACGCTCCAAAGAACAAAGGTCACGAATATGAGTCCAAGTTCGTTGATAGATTAAAACATCATGGAATCATGCCTCACCATCTTTCTGGTGCTGGTTCTACTAGTGGCACAGACTTTGCGGTTGAGAATAAGAAAAAAGGCAAATTTCATGCTGGTACCGTTTCGGGTCATCTACTCAATGGTGAAACGAAGAATGGTACTACAGCTGCTATGGGTCAGCTGACCATACATCACACAAAAGAAAAAGGTTGGCACATTAAGGATGCACAGAAAGCAAAAAGGCCTGAATATGCTAAACATATAGAAAAATCAGGTATTCTTAAACATATGAACAAGAATCATCCTGATCCAGAAAAGGAAACAGAAACAAGTTCTGGTCGTGCTAAGACAGTTGAAATCAAACATCCCAACTTACATCCAGCCGAAGGATACCTAAAGGACCATCATGTTCATGTTTTACAAGTTGGTGGCCACGGTACATACAAAGTAGGCGATAAAGATGAAACAGGTCACGGACTTCCATCTATATCAGGTAAAGGTAAGTGGCGTATTAGAGAAAAACAAAAAGGTAATAAAAGTGCAAGAACAGTTGCTTTTCATCCAGATGGTGTCAAGGGTTTAAACAAGAGCCATGTTGATTTGGATAAAGATGAAGATTTGCACAAATTTAAAAAAACATTAGGCCATAAAGATTAAATGAAATCATTTCTAGAAGTTCTTCAAGAAGAAGAATCATCAGGTAAACACCATGTAATGGCTTTTGGCCGTATGAATCCTCCAACTACCGGTCATCTAAAGGTAATTGATAAAGTAAAAGAGATTGCTAAGAAGCATAACGCTGAGCATTCTGTTGTAACTTCACACTCTCAAGATTCCAAAAAGAATCCATTAAGTGCATCACAAAAAATAAAACATCTAAAGAGATATTCTTCGGGTACACATTTTGTTGCATCATCTAAAGAACATCCAACATTTTTACATCACGCAGCTGAGTTGCATAAAAAAGGTGTAACACATCTGCATATGGTTGCAGGCTCTGACCGTGTTGCTGAATATAAAAAGAAATTAAATCAATACAATGGTACACATAAAGGTGCATTGTATAATTTCAAAAAGATTCAAGTTCATTCAGCTGGTCATCGTGATCCCGATTCTGAAGATAGTACCGAAGGTATGTCTGGTACCAAGATGAGAGAACATGCAAAAAATAAAGATATCAAATCATTTAAAAAAGGTGTTCCTTCTCATGTGTCTGATGAGCATGCAAAAGAATTAATGCACGATACTCGTAAGGGTATGGGTTTACATGAGAATGTTGACCGTGGCATGTTTAAGGCCATCTTTGTAAGTGGTGGTCCTGGTTCTGGTAAAGATATTGTTATTCGTGAAGCCATTTCAGAATCAAAGATTGTTGAATTAAATTTTGTTCAAGCCAAAGATTACTTAGCAGACAAACAAAAATTATCAGAGAAAACGAATGATTTCCGTAGAGAAGCCATTAGGAATCGTGGTCCATTGATTGTTAATGGACCAGCTGATGATACAGATAGAATTTCTTATATTAAAGAAGAACTTGAAGAATTAGGTTACGAAACTATGATGGTATTCGTCAACACCACAAACGAAGCCAGTAAAGAGAGAAACTCTTTATTGTCAAGGATGATGGTGGAGTCAGTAAGACAAGACAAGTGGTTAAAATCACAGAAGAATACTAAATATTTCGATGAGACCTTCAACAAATTTATATCTTTTGACAACACAGGAGATATAGATAGTAAGGAAGAGGACATTCACGACATCTACCAGAAATCTAACGAGTTCTTGGCGTCTAGAAACCTCACCGAAACCGCCTTAGATTGGTTGAATCGAAATGGCAGATTAAATATTAATTCATTATATAAGGAACAAACAAATGTTAAAAGCTCTACTAAATTTATTCAAAGCAAAACCGGAGGATGTAAAGGCCACCGATTCCTTGCCGACAACAACTGTCCAGGTTGCCAGCTCCAACGAAAGCAAGGTAGAATCGACACCGTTAAAGACGGAGACACCCAAAGCAACTCAGGATACACCTTCCGCACCTACGAAGAAACAGGCCCCAAGGTCAAAGTCCAACCAGCGACCAAAAAGCCAGCCTTCCAGAAAGACAAAGACCAAATAAATAAAAAAAGGTGGGTTAATAGTGCTAGTGGTGCTATGAAACCCGCCGGTCTGAGTCCAGAATTTGATACTCGCCAACAGGGAACAGTATACCCTATGTCAGGAATGGGCGATGTTGCTTACAAAGAGCAAAAAGAATTTAAGAACTTCAAAAAATTTATAGAAGCTATCGATGATCCAGGCGGCACCGATATGGGTGTTGGTGGTGTTCTCGGTGGAGCAAGTAATAAAGAACCAATGGAAACATTAAACGATAGATATGGTTCATCATCAACAGTTATTAAAAAGAAATTAAAATTTAAAAACACGGAGAAATAAGATGTTTGCTAAAAATAAAGTATCTCAATCAATGATTGATGCTGTTAACGAAGTCACCAAATTGGATGAAGCATCACCAATTAAAGAACCAACATCAACTGGTATGAGAGTTTATGGACGCAGTTATGGTAACTCCGCTAAAGCCAAACAAGACCAAACCAAACACGAATTGGACAAAGTTAAAGGTCCAAAAGACAAAGAAATGAAAGAGGCAGCTAAGCCAGATTTCTTGGATATGGACAAAGATGGTAACAAAAAAGAAACCATGAAAAAAGCTTTGTCTGATAAGAAATCGATGGGTGAAGAATTAAAAGGTGACCAGCACAAAATTGATAAGAATCACAATAATAAAATTGATGCTCAAGACTTCAAGATTCTTAAAGGTCAAAAGAAAATGAAAGAATCTTTTAATACTCGATTGGCTGAAAAATGGAAAGCCATGAAAGAGAAAAAAGATATTGTATTGCCTGAAGCTAATGAAAAATCTCCAGCAAAAAATACTGATGTTGCTGATAAAAGCTATCTCAAAGATAAACCGGGTTCAGTTAAATCCGATTTAAAAAATCTTGGTCGTTTCTTGACAGGTAAAAAAGAAACAAACGAAGAAGTTGAATTGACCGAAGAACAACTGGATGAGATGATTAACGAAGTTCTAGGTAAAGATGCAACTGCTGGTGATTGGATTCATGACTTTGTTCATTCAGATAATCCTAAGTTTGCTGGTAAGTC